TTAATCCTGTAACGCTTTAATAAATCAATACCAGCGTTAACAGAATCCCTGCCTTTTATACTAGCAAATATGTTATGACCCATTTTACGCAATTCACTTATTAGACGTGGCTCTGCGCTATCAGCATATATAGGCTTGTTTAAAAGCTTTTCTTCTTTTAGGAATACATTTATATCATTGGTTGTCATTTGCGTCTTGTAGAGGTGTTCTTTTATATATAAGTTATGATCTAAAGTGTAAACAGAACAAAGCACAGTTGGGTCATTAGTATAACCAAAGTCCATTCCGTATGAAATTAAAGTTGCAGCTTCTGGTATTTTATTGACTTCTGCATATTTGAATACAGTGCTTCTGCTAGCTGCTCTTTCACCTAAGCCGTATATTTGCCAGTATTGCTCGTCTGTATCTTTTAACCTTTCTATTTCTTTTATTATAGAATCTTCAACAAATGGATTATCAAGATATGTTGTTTTGTAAAAATCACAGTCGTCACGTGTTATTACTTTGTCATATATCCAGTGATACTCGTCTGATGGATTATAGTCAATTACGATACGGTCTTGTGTTCTAAATATAAGCTGTTGCCAGTCCTCGAAATATAACTCATTCCCTTCGTTTATGAATAGTAAATCCCTTTTACGACCTCTTATTTTTTGAGGTTGGTCTAAAGATATAAACTCTATAAGGTTATCATACAAATGATATTCACTATTTGATTTATTGTGGTGATGTTCTTTATACATATTATAGGATTGTAATATTCCTATAAAATCTCTTAGGACAGTTGCTCTTAAACTTGGGAATGACTTACGGCAAATAGTAATTACCTTATTTCTATTATTAGTGCAATACTCAAATATTATCCATAAGATTATATTATAAGTCTTACCAGACCTTGTCCCACCTTGTTCAACTACTATTTTTTTATCAGAGTTTATTAGGTGGTCATAAACAATATTAGTCTTTATTTTTAGTTGATCCAATTATTTCTATTTGAAAGTTAGTAGGCATACCCTCTGCGCCTGTTATTTCTTGACGCTCAACATAACCACGATGTTTAGCTTTTGTTTTTAAATAGAATATTGTCGCTGCTGTAGAACCGCTTTGTATTTGTTTATGCAGTTGACTTTCTGCAAAATCAATTGCAATGTTTGAAATGTCTTCAACTTTTGTTTTAAAGTCTGCGTCATCTTTACAGTATTTATAAAAGGTTTCCCTGCTACAGCCTGAATTTAAACAAGCCGTTGTGACTACGCCTAAAGCTTTTTCAAGTGCTTTTAATAGTTTCTTTTTTAGTATGTCAGATTTTGTCATAATTATATTTTATTTAGGTTGCCACGCTTTGCTGAAATCACTGTCTTTAAATACTTCACTTTTAGGAATGCCAGATCTAAATAATAACCTAACAACTTCTTCTTTTTCCATTCCTAATCTTTTTATAATGTCTTTGCCACTTACACCGTCTTTGACCATTTGTGTAATTATATCACTCATTGCCAATACACCGTGAGTTCCCCTTGCTCGATTATGCCTTATAGTAGCCATCTGTTGCTGATTAAAGTCTTTTGTACTTACCATAACAATAGGAACTTTACTGTCCGTTAGAACGCTTATTTCTTTATGACCTGAAACTGTCCACCTATGAAAACCGTCAACAATTGTATAATCAGGATTGACAACAATAGGCTGTGTCCAGCCGTCTTCTAGTATTGATATTTTTAGCAACTTTAATTCTGGCGGTGCTACTTTGTTAGGATTATAATTGTTTGGTTTTAATTTATCCCTATCAATCCAAGTAATTTTGTCTAAAGGTTGCTTCATATTATTTTAATTTAAATCTTTTATTTTTATATTCTGGTCTGCCGTATATTCTTACTGCTTCATCAAAAGAATGTATCCCTAATTTCTTTTGTGCGTTTATTGCATTACCCTCAAGCGCTGGTCCTGTACGACCTTTAAAATCTCCCTTAATACATATCTTACAAATAAAAGCCCAAGATGTCCCAGTTAATGGATGTACTTCCTCGTCTGGTATTTCATCATTTGTTTTATCATAATGTCTGCGTATTAAAGTATTTAAATTCTTTTTAACTTGATTGACGTCAACTGTGTCGTAGCTTTCCAGGATTACTTCAGCCCATTGTTTATATGTTAAATTTTCTGGCTTTACTTTTTTACCAATACCGTAAAGTTCTGTATTAGCATAACGCCACGCAGTAGCGACACCTTTAACTCTATACAACATCTTTTCCCACATTTCAGGAAATGACTCTGCATAAATCCAAAGACCTCTAAGAGGCTCCTCTCCAAACGGTGGGCAAACTCTTTGACCTAGAAATTTATTATATAATCTTGTTTGATTAAATACGTCATATGTTGTATTGTAATCCCAATTAAATTTGTGAACTGCAAGCCATACATCCTCACTTGACCAGTCATATATTGGGTGACAATGTGAAACGTGTCCGTCCCTTGCAATGTAGTTGTCATTTTTTTTTGTTGATACTGCTTTCATTCTTCTAAAGCTTTCCTGTGTCCTTACGCCAGTTAATATAGCAGTTAAGCCGTCTGATTTATTAGGCATTAAGGAACTAAACTCTTGAAAGCTCATTTCTTTTATAAACTTAGGATGTTTAGTAATTGCTTCTTTTGGTAATTCACGCACCCATAAATCCTCTTTGTTTACATCCCAGCAATACCAGAACGGCTCCTCATTTGAACAAGCGTTTCTATGTTTAAATTCTAAACAATACCATTTAAAATCAATTGACTTGTTTTTACTTACTCGTCTAGCGTATTCTATAGTAGGTGGATGTATTGCTTCTTCATCAAAAAAGTTTACTGTTATTCTTTTGTTTTTTTCTTTTGATACTATTAACGCAAGGTTTAATACAACGGTGCTGTCCTTACCTGCTGAAAAGTTTACAACAATATTATCAAAGGAGTCAAATAAATACCTTATTCTATTTAATGATTCTTCATAAACATTAGCTTCAATATATTCTTTTTTTCTAACTCTTGACATTATTTAGTTCTAATATGATCTAAACTATTTGCGGAAACTCCGTCAACTATTGTTCTATTTATCATTGGGTGATTTATGTCTGTAGCACCAAAATCAGAATCTGGGTGAAATGCAATAACATCCATACCTGTATCAGCTGGCGTTTTAAAACTGTGTGTGCCGTTAGGATATATATTGCCGTCTAAGCCTTTGTTTTCTGTTTTGCCGTCCCATTTTTTTATAACAAATATCATACCCTCCGTTAATGGTAAGTTGCCAAAAGGTGTAAGACATTCCCCATTACCTTTAGCTACTATGCCGATTCTGTGTGATGGGTGTGTGTGTGCTGTTTGATCTATATTACTAGGAAAGTGTAAATGATTAAAGCAAGGGTCACCTAGTTTTACTGGCGGTATTAATAATGAATCAGTACAGCCGTCAATGTATTTTAAGCGACCTTGTTCTTCAATTGGTCCACCTACTAGGTTCATTGCTTTGTATTTAGTTTCAGGATATATTCCTTTATTGTGATATACTTCAATTACTATTATTTTAAAAGACAAAGGATTTGCTAAATGGTCAATAGGTATTTCAATTCCTTTAATGTTTGAACTTGAAAAATACATACCCTCATTTAAATTCATTATAGTACCGTCATTTTGCCAAATTGCAGTTTTACCTTTATAACAATAGCCATAGTAAGAGCATTCTTTTTTAGGCACAAAACCTCTGCCATTAATTACGTTATAATATTTAATAGGATATACTGGGTCATTACTATCATCAAATATTAATCCTGCTTTGTTATTTTCAAAGCTTATAAAAGCATCATTTTCTCTCATTGTTTATAGTTTTTTGCTAAATGCAATAAAGCATCTGCAGTTGTTTTTAAATTTAATTCTTTTTTAATTGTGTTTAATACATTTAATAAAAATATTTTATTCTCGTGAAGCATTATCATTTCAAAAACACTGTAATTGTCATCACTTGCTTTTGGCTCTTTAGTTTTTTCTTCTTCATCTTCATTAACATCAAAAAAGTTATTATCCTCAGCACCTTTCCAAACATCCATTCCCCAGTCTTGAAGCTGCAAGGTACTCCAGCTATTAGCTAGTATATCCCAGTCCCATTCACCAGAATGATTGTTGTCTTTTATTATAAATTCTTCCTTTTGTTTATCTGACCAGCCTTTAGCAATATCTACCCAGACATCTTTTATGCCTAATTCTTGACAAGCTTTAAGTCGCATATTGCCACCTAGTATCATAAAATTTTCATCAACTATAATTGGTCTTTTTTCTAGCATTTCAGGAAAGTCATTTATAGACTGTACTAACTTTTTGAATTTATCATTTTTTACTATCCTGGGATTGTTAGGATTTCCCTTGATTTTATAGAGTTTTAGTAATTGTGCCATAATTATATAACGGTTTTATTTTGCTTTTTTATTTCCAGTTCCAGCTTTTAATCATTAAGTTAATTCTTTCAGCTGCTTCATCTTGCCTTTCTTTGGGTATTTTTTTAATTACTTGAATTAATGGGCTTTTAACAAACTTCTTTTCTAATCTAACAATTTTATTTTTTAAATAATGTATTTCATTTATTTCGTCATATATTAAATCACTTTTAAAAGTAAATAGTTTTTGAAGTTTAGCAAGACTTTTGTGTTTCTTTTTATAACCTGCGTATTGCTTATAACTGTTCATTGCGTTAGCGTGGTCCATTGTTTTTCCTTGTGAATTATAAAACAAAGCAATTGCTATCCACCTCATTTTTAATTTATCCCTAAGAATAAAAGTTAATAATGATCTGTGTATTATAATATTTTCTTTCCTCGTGTCTTCAAATAGATTAACCTTAGCAAGTTTGTTAATTTTTTTTGCTATCTCTATTGGTGTTAAATTTTTCATTTTATTTTTTTACAATACTGTTAAAATAATGTTTAGCTTTTTCTAAAGTGCTAACAGTAATTATGTATCTATCATTTTTATAAATCTTCCAGCTATAATCATACGGTCTATATTTATTTTGTCTTAAAGATTTATCAACTTTTTGTATCATAAACCGCTTATAGGAATACAGTCCTGGAATTACTTTAATTAACTTAATGTGTTCTAGGTCTGGTAAGGGGTTGTAAATATCTTGTTCAACTTTTAATTCGTAATCACTTTTTTTCATACTGTCCTAAGTTTTAATAACGTATAACATTCAACATATTTTTGTCTTGCCTTGCTTTTATACTGTTCTTTAAACAATTCATATAGTTTTTTTGTGTATTGATATTTAGTCTGACAATTTACAAAATATTTTTTAGCAAAAGCTTTGCCCTTACCTTTAAAATAATTTACGTTATCAGCTGTGTCACCAACTATCATTTGTTCATAAAAATTATATAAAGCGTCTGATGGCGTTATGTCTAGTATAACCTTATGTTTATAATGGTAATTGTACATAAGACAAGGAAACTGCTTATAATCCTTGTCAATGCTAACTATCATCACATTGTCACGACCTAATTCATTGCTTAAGTTATACCAGTATCTAGCTACTAAGTCATCAGTTTCTATTCCAAAACCGAATTTACTATTATAAGTGTCTTTGACGTATTGATGCATAGGGTGCAATAAAGGTGGAAGCTGTTGCTTCTTTCTATTTGCTTTATATTTTTTTGTTATTAGTTTTCTAAAATTTCCCTTACTTCCGTTAAAGGTTATTACTTTTTCAATTGTATATAATTCCTCTAAATCATTTACAATTTTCATAAATTGCTCATCAAATTTTGCTATGCTATCTTCAAGGTTTTCATAAAAAGGATTATCATCTGGGTAAGGCTTTGTTCTGTAACAGCTAGCAAATATTAAACTGTCTGCATCAACTAATAGTATCATATTGTATAGAATATTAAATTATAAAGAATAGCCATAAAACAAATTATGGCTACTGCTAGATCTAAAATGTCATATTGTTCATTCACTTTCTTTGCGTATGATATTTCCCTCTAAATCTACAATTGTATAATTGTGTTCTTTTAAAAGTTCTATAGCTTTATTAATTTTTTTTGCTCTTTGTCTAAAATGGTCAAAGATTTGGTTTTCAAATGCGTTATGTTCGTGTGTCATTCTGTTTTAATTTAAGTTTATTTAGTTTATATCTATATTCTGATATTATTTGCTGGTTAAGCCTGTCGTTCTGTTGCAACTGGTTAACGTAAAATTCTAGTTTTATTATATTATCAGAAAGTAATTTTAATTCTTTGTTCTTTGGCTTAGACCGCATCCACTTTAACAATATATTATTTGTTGAAATGGACGCTGCATAGTATTCTAAGTCTTTAAGGTTTTGTAGTTTTTGCATCATCTTAATTTTATATAAAAATCATATTTGTTAACCATTTTTTTACAATTGCCGCAGCTTAAAGCTGACCAGCTAAAGTGATATACTCTGTTTGATTCTTTGCAAACAGGGCAATATATTTTTTTACCCTGTTGTCCTGCTCTAGTATGTTTATTTACTTTTACATTAATAGCTTGTTTAAATCTTTTGCTATTATGTATTGATAATAATGGTTTTACTAATTGAATTTTTTGATAATCAGATAACTTTTTATTATCAAGTATTTTAATAAGTCCAGAAATATATTTTTTATCTTTTATATTATTATACTTTTCTGTAATTTCTTCTATTGTCATTACCTACCGTAATAAGCGTTAGTCTGCATTTTAGGCTGTCCGTCCCATAACCAAGCGTTGCTATAAGTATTAAGTCTTACACTTACGTCACCGTCACCGTCAACTCTTACTTTTTTTCTCATTGTTCTAGCTGCTGGATTTAAAACCTTGTAAGGTATAACAGCGTCTGTGTATGCTGTGCTTTTGCTTTCGTCTAACTTGCTTTCTATATGTTGTATTTCAACAAATGTTTTGCCTACTATTTTAGTAATCATATAATAATCAATATTTGTCTGGTCGTATCCCCAGCTTGAATATAATATAGTTCCAACTTTTACTGTTTTGTTTGTGTATGTTTTCATAATTAAATTTTAAATATTTTGTTTTCTAATTTATCTAACTTTTCAACATACTCTTTTAAAGTGTTTAATCTAATTTGTTGCATTGTTAGGTTGTTTAAAGTAAAATCATCTTCAACTACTCTCATAGCGGTTAAAGCAATCATTTGAAGTGCATTGTACTCTTTCCAAGTAACAATTGTTTCGTTAGCTACGTCAACATCTCTTGAAATAACTATGGGTTTTCTTGTGTCTGTCATATTGTTTGTTTTAGTATTAATATGCAGCTAAGATATAAAAGCTAGAGTTATAAACAAATTATTTAATAACTTTTTTTAATAAATATTTAAATTTATTCTACTAGCTTGATTTTCCTTGAGGAGATATACGTCTTTGTTTAATCTTTTTTTTGTCCATATTGTAGTATCAGGACAATACATTTTTTTAGTTTCTGGCATTTTAAGAGTATTTAGCCAATACATAAAGTTACCTTTTGGGTCATTTACAAAATAAAGTTTTATTATGTTTTTATCCAATGCCATTAAAGCATCATATTTGTATTTTTCAAGCATTTTATCTTCATAATACTTCTTCCTAAATTTCATTTCAATTACACAAGGGAAACCTTTAGGAGTTTTTCCTTTTGCGTCATAATGTTTATAGCCCTCACCTGTCCATTTTAGATCCCAGCCGTCAAAGTTTAAAAAAGTGACAACTATTTGTTCCCATTTATTAATCTTTTTTATACCCATTGTCCCAAATGACGTTTAAATCTTTTATCCATCTGTTGACTGTTTTGGGGGAGCAGGTGCAAGGCTTATAGAAGCTATGTTTATAATATTGTGCGTGCAAGTCGCAAACCAATTGAAACTCTTTTGCTGAAAGGTATTGCTTCGTTCCCATTCTAAATTCTTCCCATATATAAAAGTCTTTTTTTTCAAATCTTACCATCTTTTAATCTTTATTTTATTAAATTTTTTTCTCCTTTTATCACAATTGCACTTAGTACCTTTAAAAGCGTGATAGGTTTCTACTATATATTTAATGCCAGTATATTTTGTGATGTAGTAAATTAAATCTCCTAGTTTCATAGTAATTTTTTTAGTTTATTTTTTACTTTCCTATAAGTGTTATATAATGAATAATATTTAATGTATGATTTTCTAGAAAAATCTGCAATACTTTCGCCCTCATTTATAATTTCAAAAACTTTACGGTCATACCAGAACATCTTTTCTAACTCTGCTTTTACCTTGTCATAAGACTCCTCATAGTTTACATCATTTTGCGTAATGTTTAAATTCTCTAAAGGAATAACAGTTATGTTTTTGCCTTTTCTTTTTAAATCATAAAATAAAGTCTTTAGAGTTTTAAAAATATAATAGTAATTTATGTCATCTTCATAAATAATATCAAGTCCAGCTTCAAGCTTACATTGTATTTTATAATACATCTCCTGGACCAAATCTTCTGCTGTTCTTTTATTGCAGCCAAAAGACAAAACAATATCAATCCACTTATCGTGTTTTTGTGCGATTAATATCATTTGTTTTTCTATCATAATTATTCAAAGGGTCATAAAAATTATTTACAACACTAGGCATCCCTAATTCATTTACTTTAAAACTAAAGGTTTCAAAAGCAAAACCTCTGCTTCTTTTACAATGTACTGTCACCCATTCTTTATTCACTGTATTAGCTTCTAACTCTATGTGAGTTTCACATTTTTTTTCTAGCAAAGAACCTAAATGTCCAGTCATTTTAGAACTGCCAAAATTGTTATGTATTACATTTATTATGTGACAATTATAGTTAGCAGTCCATTCCATTAACTTTTGTACACAGTCATTTGACTCCTGTAAATTATTAACGTCTGATACAAGGTCGGCAATTCCGTCGATAATTACAAGAGATGGCTCTTTTATTTTTTGTGATAGGTAGTATTCAATAAATTGTATTCGTTGCTTAAAACTCACTGTACGCAGTCCAAACGTGTGATAAATGTCTGGGTTTGTATTACTGTTCATATCGTAAACTCTTTTAAATACCTTTTGACAATGCCACAATCCCTGCTCTGTGTCAATATGTATTAAATGTCCGTTAGATCTATGTCCTTTAATTTTGCCGCCATATATATTAGAGCCGCTTAAATAAACAGAAGCTAGTAAACTAATAAAAAAAGTTTTCTTTGTTTTTGGGGGTGCGCTAACTACGCTTAAATTTCCGTAAGTGCCAATAGGTATTGGAAGCAAACTGTCACCTGTTTTTGCTTTTAAAAGTTTTTCTCCATAAGACAATGCTACTGGTGGATATTCAATTGTTTCTTTTGTGTTTACAAAACAATCATTTTCAATCAGCTGCATTAATGATTTATGTTTGTTGGGTTGTTCGTCTAATCGTAATTGCATTAAATAAATATAAAAAAAAAGGGCATAGATAAAAACCTACACCCATTAATAAAAGTAAAGTTTTTTTAGAAAGGTAAATCAGAACTTTCAGTACCTGAGATAATATCAAGTTTTTCTTCTTTTTCAGCTACAGTTATTTGACCGTTAGTCCAAACGACCTTGCCATTTCCTAAATAATTTCTAGGTTTTTTAGCTTCCCTTTCTTCTTTGGTTTGACTGTCTGTTATTGCAACATTATTACCGTATCTTGTTTCATCATTTACAGATATTGTAAGGTTGTAATATACAGCGCTGTCTTTGCCTTTTATAAACTTTTCTTTAGGCAGTTTATCCACCCTAATACTCGCATTAATAATTGATCCCATAATTTCTATTTATTTAGTTTAAAGTTAAGTAATTTTTCTTGAACATCAGTTGAAACTATATAGTGTTGTTTAATTTCAGCAATGCTAATTGTGCCAGCTATTAGCTTGTTTTGTGCGTTTTTAAAAGCAGGCGTATTGTCTAGTAAAGGTTGCAATGTTTTTTTAATTGTAAGGTTTGCATCATCGTCAACAGCTTGTAGAGCCAACAATGACTGCAATGTGTACCGTCTATAATAAGTAATTGCGCTTCCTAGTTTTTGAGGGTCTAAGTTTGTTGGTAATTCAAGTGAAGATTCAACTTGCTCATAACTTTCTAAATCTATAATAATACTATTCACTTTATTACTGTTTATTGGTTGTAATAAAACTAAAGCGTATTTATCAAGCAATGGGTGCAATTGTTTAATTAAAGAATTTATATCAAAGTATTTTGATTTATAAAAAGGATTTTTTGCATCCTTACTTATTGCACCTATTTCGCTTTGTAATAAACTTATTTTTTGATGTATTGTAAATTTTTCTTCTTCCATTATAAGTAATTTATATTATTGTTTTTTATGTGATTTTCTAATTCTTCTACACGTTTAGTTAATGCTATAACTCTATGTATGTATTCTTGTATTAACGTGTCTTTTGTTTGGTGTGATATATTGTAATTCATTATCTCATATTATTTATGCTAGATCTAATTGTTAAAATTTTATCCTCAAATTCTTTTGCGTGTTTAGCATCACCCATCATTTTAGCGTGCTGCAACATAACTTGCAAATTTTTTATTTCTTTTTCTAAGTCGTCTTTTTGTGTTCTCATTTTATAATGTTTTAATATTATTGCTGCCAATTATTTTAGAAGCTAAAGTAGTTCTAACTAATCTTTGTGCGTCTAGTAAATTGTTTTTTAATGTGTTAAGTTGATTAATTGACATTTTAGAAATGTCAGCTGGCGTAAAGCTAATGTAAGTGTTTTCCATTTTGTTTGTTTTAATGTTATACGACAAATATATAACAAAAAAAGTTATAAACAAAACCGTTAAAAACTTCTTGAGGGAAAACCGTCAGATTTACAGTTCTCAACTTTTGAATACTAGCAATTGCCAGACAGTGTAAAATGCGTCTAGAGTCCTAAAAAGTGCCTTAAAAAGGATATATAAAAAAGGAGTAAAATATGCTTGTTAGTCAAAACAAGTCAATAAATTACTCCTATTTTTCCACTTTAGAAGTTCGTGGTGATTAAAACAAACAGTCAAATATAGGTTTTTTATAAATAACTAAGAAAGTTTTTATAACGATTTATTAAATCAATTAATTCGTCGTTTGATAATTTTACGGTTTTTTTTGCTTTTAAATATAATTCCTCAGCTGTTCCTTCACCATACTTTTGGTCAAGTTTTTTGCCAAAGATAAATTGTTCACCATATTTAAACACATTACACCCAGAACACTGGACTTGACAATTTTGTTCGTTCCAACGAGTTGAATAAAATCTGCGTGATTGAAAATGTCCGTTTTGTAATTTTTTCCAATGGTCTTGTTTTCCACACGTGAAGCAAGTTGCTATTTCATTTATAGCATTTTTTTGTCTAATATATTGGCTAAATACTGCGTCAAGTTTTTTAACAATTTTAGATCTAGTTAATTTTTTAGCCATTATTTATTTATTTTAAATATAATTAAAAAGAAACAAAAAGAAAAGAGTAAAAGAAAAACAAAGAAAAAAGCCTACAAAAAAGAAATAATTTAATTACCTGTTCCAAACACCGTCCATCTTTATTAGGTTGTGTAAGTTTTGCTATAAGCTTTGCAAAGATATAAAAATATTTTACTTTTTTATTTTTTCATAAGAACGCCCACCAAAATAAGCGCCAATAACAGTAATAAGAACTAACTGTAATAAATCAATCCAGTTGTCTTTTACCTCAAACGCTAATACTCCAGCATCAATAAAAACTATTAAGACTGTAGAGGCTACTAAAAAGATTAATACAAGAGGTCTTACGTTTTTACTTAACCAGCTATCGCTGTTCATATCTGTTTTCCAGCGTTCCGTTACATTTTGTTGCATTTCATTTTCAGCTTCAATAAAAACTTTAGTCATTTCATTTTCAAACTTTGCCCTATCCTCTTTAGAAAAAGTGTGTTTAGCTATAATGTTACTTATTTTTTCAGCTACTCCACCTGCTGCTCCTCCAAAAAGTTTTGCTAGTATGTTTTTCATAAATTATTCTAACATTATTACATTAATTCTGTTTTGTATTTCTTCTTTTGTAGCTGTAATTTTAAAACTTATATCAGCTTTCCATTGTCCTCTAGGTTTACCGTTTTCATCAAGTAATATTATAATCGGAACAGCTTTTATTTGTTTTCTTATGCTGGGAGCTTGGTCTTCTAATAAAGCATATTGAATTTTTACATTTTTAATTCCTCGTAAATTATAATTATTTGATTGATTCCATTTTGCGTTAATATGCATCAAGGTTAAATCCTGTGCATTTAATGAACAAAGGAATAAAACAAAAAATACATATATTAAATGTTTCATCTTCTATAAACTTTATCTTCTAATTCTTTAATTCTTTCTTTGTTGTCTAAAATATCTTCTTTTAAACCGTCAGTTGATTTTTCTATTGTAATTATTGTGCTTCTAACTAATTCATCTTTTAATTGAAATTCCATTTTTTGCACAAACTCATCACTGCTAAAATTGTTTATTTTATTGTTTAAATCTTGTATTTCGCCTTGCAAAGTAAACCACATACTCGCCAAAGATATAGCTCCACCAACTATCATACCGATAGTTTTTAGATCAAGTTGTACGTTTGTATCTTCACTAATTTTTGTTGCCATTGTTTGTTTCTGTTATTTTTTTAATTGTATATACTATCGTGCATAAAAGCAAAATTATTTTTAATGACAATTCTACTTGTGTCATTGATACGCTAAATGCAATTGTATTGTATAAATAAATTTTCATATCTAAATTTTCCATTACTTTTTATCTATTGATTTTAATTTTTTAATTGCCCAGTTAACGCCACTTGTTCCACCCCAGCCCAGCCACGCAACATAGCCTTTGTCTTTCCAAGGAGTAGCTTCGTTTTCTGCGCTTACTTCTGCATTTTTTTCGTGTCTTTTAAAACTAGCCATTCTAGCAATAGTTGAACGGCTGATGTTTTCTTTTTTTGCAAGTTGGTTTGCACGAGTCCAGCCTATTTGCGTCATTCCCTTAACTTCGTCTTTGTGTTTATCCCTCCACCTTAAAACCTTTTTTGCATTATTAGAAGCGCTAGCTGGGTAATCATTATAAGTTTCTAAGTTTATCATTTTACCTTGAAATGAACGGTAACAAATAGCTATAGCTTGCGCCTTGTCGTGATATTGCATCATTTGTGGAACACAGCGCATCATATAATCGCTTTGTTTTTCTCCTGTTTTTTTGTTTGGTATCGGCATAACTAATAAAATTTAAAATGCAGTGCAAATAGTATTATATAAACATTTATTTCCATAAAATCATTTTGATTTTGTTTTGGAAAGTAACTAAAACCTAACAACGGTCCAGTACTAAAACGCTCTATAATAGCAAACTCCCACACATTAACATTTTTTACATCCAGTATAAGTATAATATTTTCCTTTGCGTTTAATTTCTAAAGCTTGTTTTCTATTATCTTTTTTGTTTTTATAAGAAACGTGTATCCACTGCGGCTCACCGTCAATTGGGTATTCAGATATTACTTGGTCATAATCAAGGTTTTCAATTATGTAATTTAACATCTCTTTATTTGATTTGCCGCCCATATTAGTTATGTCAATTGCTTGTCCCTTTAAATGACTTGACACTGAACTACCGCCTATTCCTTTATTTAAGGACTCTGAGCGATACATTGAGTTAACTTTGATAGGTTTACCTACCCATTCGCGTAAAGGCTCAAAAACAGCTTCTGCAAGCGTTTCCATATTTTTTATATGTTCCGCTGTAGGTTTGTTTTCAATTCCAAATTGCCTAGCATAATTGGAATTTGTAGCTTCTTTATAACTTATATGATTACTTATTTTCTTCATCTTTAATTTTTTCATAAGAGCCGTCTTTTAGATCTATATTAATTTTACCATAAGATTCTTCTAATTTCTTTTTAGCTTCTTCTTGTTTAGCAATTTCCTCAGCGTACATATGTAATAACGAATGTTGCTGGGTTTGTAGTAATCCTAAATCGTGCTTAATAGCATTTAGTTTACCTTGTTGTTCTTGTAAATCTTTTAATTCTTCTTTTGTAATTTTTGACATTTTATTAATTTTATGATTAAGATATAAATATACTAATTTTTACATTTACATTCTTGTTCCAATTTGTCTACTTTAGCAGTTAGTTCTTGTATTGACTTAACTAAATGAGCAACAATACCTGATGTCATTCCACCTGTTAAACCTTTGCGTTCTTCTTGACCAGCTTCAGCAAAATTTTCTATTACATATTCAGGGAATATTTCTTCAACTTCTTGAGCAACAAATCCTGCTTTAATATGTTCTCCTGTTTTTTTCCAATCAAACTCAACAGGATTAAGTTTACTAATTTTATCTAAAGAACCACTTATTGACTTGATGTTTTCTTTTTCTCTAATATCTGATAATGTAGCAAATTGAACATTAGATGCTCCATTCCCAACAATACCACCCATACCAACTGCAGTACTGGCATCAGTTACGTTTGAATAAAACTGAACAAACCTATTAGATGAATCTGTACTTGTATCTCGTTGTAAAACTACTAATGCAGGACAATTTGCAGTTCCACTATTATTGTAAACTCCTACTACTCCTACACCTGCACTCTGTGAATTACCTTCTAAAAGGTGTGCTGCCGATAAATTACTTATTTCTGAAAGTGCAGTTGCTCCCACTAAAACATCTCCACCACTTGTAATACGCATTCTTTCTGTAGGAGTACTTGAACCATCTCCACTTGTGCCAAAAGACATATAACTTGGAGCATCTGCATTAGCAACTGTTTGACCATCAGCACCAACAAAAATATATCCCATATTTTCAAAATCAGTTCCATCAAAACCTTGCCATCTCATTATTGCTCCGTGATTTGCACCTATACCAACTGTTGGAGCAGAAAAATCTTTTGACCTTAATGTTAAAACATTTGCTGCGCCATCTTGACGACCTTCAACAATTAAAGATGCAGTTGTGCCTGTTCTACTTGTTGTATCTTCAATTTCTAATTTTCCATCAGGCGAATCAGTGCCTATTCCTACATTTCCAGATTCATTAGCAACTAATATATCAGAAGAAAAAGTGTTGTTATTTACAAACCCTAAATGATAAGTTTCTACACTACCAACAACTTGATTGTATTGAACAAAACCATAATTTGCAGTACGTTCTAAAAATATACCTGTTGCTTCATTAGTACTTCTTAATTGTAATAATCTTTGAGGCGAATCAGTTCCTATTCCTACATTTCCTCCATTGAAGTACGAATTTCCAGAAGTGTTTATTCTTACTTTATTACTATTAGCAGAATCACGCAAATATATTACTCCATTACTGGATTCAGAACCTAATAAATGACTTCTTACTGAACCATTATTTATTTGTAAAGTATCACTTGTTGCAGAATTAACTGAAATATTTACATTTCCTGCAAAAGTTGATTCTCCATCATTTCTAACTGTAAATAAAGTATTACCTGATGAGTTTGCTGCTTCAAAAGAATAAGCACTTGAATCGTTTGTAGTACCTCGAACTCCTAATCGACCAACAACAGGAGCTCCAACAAAAACATTTCCAGAACTGTCTATACGCATTCTTTCTGTAGTTGAAGAACCAGTCATAAAAACAATAGGTGCAGTTGCATTTGCTGCAGTATTAATTATCATACCTGCACTACCTGCACCAACAAGTCCTTTAGAAACTCCTCCAACTTTCCAAACTGCTTGAGAAAAACTACCAGCAACTGAATCGTAAACTTGTTGATTGTATGCAGAGCCATAGGTTGAAATTGTGTCAGTATAACCAGTTATTGTAACATTTCCATTTCCTTGTATTTTCAATTTTTCATTACCTGCTACTGTAAAAACAAAATCTGATACTGCTTCTGTTCCTGAATGAGCAAAAGTAATTGTATCTGACAATGCTTCGTTACTTATTTTGGCTTGTAATCCTATTTGTAAAACTGTTTCATAAGTTGAAGGAAATGTAACTTGTAATTTATGATAAGTTCCTGCATTTACACTTAAACCAGTTGATGTTATACCTCCTGCAAAAGTTGCTGCACCACCTGCTGACATATCTAAAGTAAGAGCAGTAATTTCAGAACCACCATCATTACCTTTAAATATTATGTCATCATCTGATCCCTCAGATTTAATTACAAAATTACCTGAGTTATTTTTAAATCTTCCTATAGAAGTTCCAGCATCTTTAAAAACAACATCAGCACCATCTGCATCTAAAATAATATCATCTGCACTATCTAAAATTATATTTTCATTAGCTGAACTTTGTATTAATAAATTATTGCTTCCATCATCTCCTATAAAATGACTATCGCCAAAAGTTATACCTCCTGTTACACTAACCCCTGTACTTGTAGTTTC